CAGTTCGTCGTGGGCATGTGGTCCGGCCTCGACCTCACCGTCGATCCCTACGCCGGCTCCACCGCTGGCACGGTCCGCGTCATCGCCCTCCAGGACGTTGACTTCGCGGTCAAGCAACCGGGCGCCTTCTGCTTCGGCACCTGATCGCCATGAGGATCGAGATCCTTCGCTCAGTGATGGTCTCGGGGGAGCCGGTAAGCGCCGGCTCCATCCTTGAAGCCACCCTCGCTGACGCCAATCTGCTCATCGGCATGAACAAGGCGCAGCTCGCCCCCGAGCCCGCTCCCGAACCTGCCGTAGAGCCCGCCCTCATCTGTGAGGCCCCCAAGCGGCCCCGCAAACCCACCCCCACCCCCACCGCCGAGGAGGCTTGACCCATGGCCCTCATTCAACAGGCGCTCGACAAGCTTGAGCTGCTGACCTTCCACGCCACCGCCGCTCGCACCGCGACCGGCAGTGCCACCGGCCTCGACCTGCAGGCATACGACGGCGATGTCGTGCTCGTGCTCGACTCCGCCGCCGCCAGCGCCGGCACCAACCCCACTCTCGACGTGACCGTCGAGGCCAGCGACACCCTCGGTGGCACCTACGCCGCCGTCACCGGCGCCGCCTTCACCCGCGTCACCAGCACTGCCTCGCAGCAGAAGCTCGTGATCAGCTCGGATGAAACCGCCCGCTTCGTGCGCGTCACCTACACGATCGGTGGCACCAGCAGCCCCTCCTTCACCTTCTCGGTGAATGGCGTTGGCGTCAAGAAGTACGGCTAAGCCGCCGTACATCCGGGCTGCGTAGCTTACGGGCTGCGCAGCCTAATTCCTACGCACTTACGCATCGCCTGACGAGGCCCCCATGCCATTCGGATACGACAGTGGTTTTGACACGGTTTCGCTTGGCACGCTGACCAGCGCAGGCGTTACCTCCACGGAAACGGTGACCGGCGCCGACATGACCTTCCAGGTCACCGTCAGCAACATCAGCACCAACGTGGTGATCCGGTTTGAGGGCAGCCTCGACGGCACCAACTTCTTCAACCTAAGTTCCACCAACACCGATACCACCATTACAGCCAACGGCACTTACGGCTACGCACTAAGCGGGTGCCCGGTGCAATACGCACGCTTGCGGCTTGTAAGTATTTCCGGTGGTACGCCTAGTATTGCAACGGTACTCGGTGTTAGCTGATGGCTGAGCGTCTCGGCACACAACTACAACCCAGCGGCCTGCAGCGAAGTTTGAACACCGGACTTCTACCCACAGCTGAAAATGCTGTTATAGAAACTTCAGCCGAACCGCTTGTATATGCTTCTGTATTTAGCGGCTTCTTCATCTTCGGCTCTTCAGTCACTGAAGCAGGTAGTAGCTGGCTTGTAGCAGCATGATCACCGAAAACACCAACTTATTCCTAGCCGACTTCGGCGTAAGCGTTGTAGCCGGCGCCATAACCGGCTTAGGCATCCTCGACATGCCCAGCGAACTAATCGTCGATGGTCAAGTAATCAGCACCGAATACACACTTACTTGCGAATCCGCTAAGTTCGGCGACCTACTCTACGGCTCAAAACTCACCGTAAACGGCGCCGTCTATACCGTACGCGCCAACGTCCTAATTAGCGATGGGGTGTTCACGCAACTATCCCTACAACGCGACCTAGAAACCACGCATACCACCTCCACCACCCCCATTAGCGCTAACGGCGCTGTGGTCTCGATCGACGACCTCGGCCTAGATCAGCTCAACCCACTGATCGACGGCGGTGCCGCCTCCACCACTTACATTGATGGCAACGACATCAGTGGGGGTACAGCATGAGCACCATCGCCCAGATCCAACTACGCACGGACACCGCAGCGGCCTGGACCGCCGCCAACCCCACGCTCCTCTCCGGTGAGGTGGGTATCGAGTCCGACACCCGCAAAATCAAGGTCGGCACCGGCTCCACCGCCTGGAACGCCCTCCCCTACTACAGCTTTGCCGACACCGACCTGGTACGCGGCCAGGCCAGCAAGATGGACGCCGGTACTATCACGATCACCACCCAAGGCGTCTACGTCACCACGGGACTTACCGGCATCTTCGACACCGCATCCGCAAGCGGCATGACGCTCGGCACCACCGATACCTTCGCCGTAAAGAACACAAGCGGTGCTACTCGTCTAATGCAAATTTATGGTAGTATCGACGCCAAGACTGCAAGCGGCAATAACAAAGTCCTAGGCATCAAGCTGGCCAAGAACGGCACTGCCTTAGACCAAACGGAGTGCCGCGCCTTCACCGGCTCCGGTGGCGACGAAGCCAAACTCGTCACCAACTGGATGATCAGCATGGCTTCCGGCGATGAAGTGGCGCTGCGAATCGCCAACCACAGCGGCACCGAGAACATCAGCTTTGGTCGCGGCCGTCTCGTCGCCACCGAGGTGCGCTGATGACAACCAAGCGCGAGCAAATCCTTAGCGCGGTGCGGACCACGCTCGTCGGCACCGTTGGCGTTGGCACGCGCATCTACCGCAGCCGCGTCGAGCCAGTGGCACGCGCCGAGAGCGCCGCCCTCATCGTCGAGCCCGTAAGCAACGTGCCGACGCAGAACACATCGCTGCCCACACTCGATCACACACTAAACATGCGCGTGGTAATTATCGTGCGCGATGCAGTACCCGATCAAGCCGCCGATCCCATAATCGAGTCGCTGCACAGCAAACTAATGGCCGACCTCACTTTAGGCGGTCTCTGTATCGACATTCAACCAGGCCCCACCGAATTTACCCTAGAAGCTGCCGACACCCCCGTAGGCGTAATTTTCAACAACTTCCGCATCCTTTACCGCACGCAAGTGGCAACACTAAGCAGCTAAGCCAGCAAACTGTGCCATGTCCACCACGTAGAATCGCCGCAGCCCCCAAGCACTTATGGCAAGAACTACAGCACCATCCGAGGATGTCCTGAGCAGCGAAGTTGCTGAGGACAGTCTGCAGGAGCTGGAACAAGAAGCCGCAGCAGAATCTGTTGAAGCGCCCGCACCTATGCTTATTGATGAGTACAGCGGCCAAGGCGGCTCGTACACCCTCGACTCCTCAACCGGCCAGCGGACGCTTGTGCAGCGTACGCAGCATTCAGACACCCCCAGGTAATTCACGATGGCACTCCTCACTCGTAAGCGCCTCCTCCTGGCGGAGATCGAGGGCACCTACGGCTCCGACCCCTCTCCCTTGGGCACCGACGCCGTGCTGGTCCGTGACCTCAACATCACGCCGGTCCAGAGCGAGAGCGTCAACCGTGACCTGGTTCGTCCTTACCTGGGCGCATCCGAGCAGCTGCTCGCCAACGTCCGCGTTGAATGCACCTTCAGCGTCGAGCTGGCCGGAAGCGGCGCTGCCGGCACCGCACCCCGCTACGGCTCGATCCTGAAAGCCTGCGGCTTCGCCGAGACCGCCGTCAGTCCCGCCGTCACCGGCACCGCCACTGCGGGCGCCCTGAACAGCATCACGCTGGCGGTCGGTTCCAGCGCCACCAACGACGCCTACAAGAACCAGATCATCCGCATCACCGGCGGCACTGGCAGCGGCACCGTTGCGCTCGTCACCGGCTACGTGGGCTCTACCCGCGTCGCCTCCCTCCGCGCCCTTGCCGGCGACGTCACCCCCGACAACACCAGCGTCTACAGCATCGGTCTCCAGACCGTCTACACCCCTGTCAGCAGCGCTTTCAGCTCGGTAACCCTCTACTACAACATCGACGGGGTTCTCCACAAGCTCACCGGCGCCCGTGGCACGTTCTCACTGAACACCACTGTCGGCCAGATCCCGACCCTCGACTTCACGATGACGGGCATCTACAACGCCCCCACCGACACCGCCGCGCCTTCCGTAACCTACGCCGACCAGGCCGCCCCGCTCGTCTTCAAGGCAGGCAACAGCGGCGGCTTCAACCTCCTCGGCTACTCCGGCTGCCTCCAGTCGGTTGCCATGGACATCGGCAACAGCATCATCTACCGCGAACTCGTCGGCTGCACCAAGGAAGTGCTGCTCACCGATCGCTCGGTGTCCGGCACCGCAACGATCGAAGCACCCACCATCGCAGAGAAGGACTACTTCACCACCTCTCTCACCGACAACGCTCTGGGCGATCTTTCCTTCATCCATGGAACGACCGCTGGTAACATCGTCTCGCTGGTTTCCAACCGCGTGGACATCGGAGCGCCCAGCTACTCCGACCAGGACGGCATCCACATGCTCGCCCTGCCCTACACCGCTGTGCCCTCCACCACCGGCAACGACGAGATCCGTCTGATCTACGCCTGAGTCACGCCGCCGCTGCGCACCACCCGCCCCCTAAGCCACGCCGCTTAGGGGGTTTTTGCTGCGATGCCGCTTACGCGAAAAGCACCTACACTAAGCCGGTACATCCAGTAACTCATCCGAACAGCTTATGGCGTTCGTTCGCAAGAAGGTCAAAACCTTCAAGTGGCCTGTAACCATCGAAGAACCCGCTGACGGCGGCACGTTCGACTCCAGCACCTTCGACATCACCTTCAAGCGCCTGGGCCGTAAGGAGTTCGGCAAACTCAGCGAGAAGGGCGATCTGCCCCTGCTCAAAGCCGTCGTGCTCGGCTGGAACGGCATCAGCGACGAAGACGGCACCGACCTCCCCTTCTCCATCGAAGCGCTCACCGACTTCGCCGACGATCCCTACTGGGTGCGCGGTGTCCTGAAGGCGTACACCGAGACCTTCGACGGCGCTAAGTCGGGAAACTGAAGGGTGCGGCGGAGTTCTGGGTAGGCGGTAAGCAGGAGGAAGATAAGACCGAAGACGATGCCAAAGTCTTCGGTTTAGTCTTACCCGAAGACGCGAAACCCAAACCCGCCGCCCCTTACGAGGTCTGGGACGAAAACTGGGACATCGTAATGATGTTCCTAAGAATGCAGACGCAGTGGAACACCACCATGGCGGGCTACCTCGGCTTGAAATACGAGGTGCTGCTGATGCCTGGCGGTCTGATGGACCTATACTGCGTGGACGACCGCCTCGACATGCTGGAGGGCCTGCAGATCATGGAAACTGCCGCTCTCAGCGCGTTGGCTAAGGGGGAGGATAAGCAGGATGGCTAAGCAGATTGAGGATATTATCCTCAGGCTGAAGCAGGAAGGGTTTGAGAAGCTAGATAAGATAAAGGGGTCATTTAGAGAACTAAACAAGGTAACGGGCTTTACCGAAACCGACATTAGTAAACTCCGCGGCCGCCTCAACGATTTTGCTAAGGAAGCAGGCAATACCGAGGCAGTAAACAAAGGACTTATTGAAGCGTTTAAGGGCCTTAGGTCTCAAGTAGACGTAAACGGTAAGTCATACGGAGAACTTACTTCAGAAATTACACGGATGGAATCCGTGCTGCGCGGCTCTACGGCTGCTATTGATAAGCAGCGTGCAGTTCTGCTTGAGCACGCACGTACCGGAGTTCAGAACGCTAAGTCGCTGCAGCAACAAATAGATGGCCTGGAGCGTCTACAGCGACAGACTCGTCCTGGATCTGCAGCCTTTCTGCAGTTAGGTAAGGATATTGACCAAGCCACGAAAAACCTAGGTCGTTTCAAAAGCGAGGCTAGTGCTGCTGCAGCTACGCTCACTCAAATTCCCGCTGCATCTCTGGAGAAGATCGCCGCTCAGATAGGCCGCCTTCAAGGCCAGATGCAGAAATTAAACATATCTTCTGATGAGTTTCTTCGTTACCAACAACGTATAGCGCTTATTGGCACTGTCAGGTCTATCACGGAGTCTCGGCAGCAGGTTCGTGCGCGTAACGCAATGTATGAAAGTCCGCAGTACGCTCAGTACGCGGAAGGTCGTGCAGCCAATTTAGAGCTGCCCGACACTCTCGCGGGCATACGGCTGCGTGTAAGTGAGATAAATGCGGAACTTGAAAACATTACTGGTTATGAGCGCCGTCGCGCACTTACCATCGAACTTAAGGATCTAAATAGGCAACTAAAGAACGCTATTATAGATGTTGTAACGCAAGAAGACCTTGCGCTTCAGCGTCTACGTGCTCGTGTAAACGCACAACGAGAAGTAAACCAAGCCAGCGGTTTCCGCGCTTTCTCGCAGCAAGTCGGTGGTGGAGAGTTTGATCCCGCGATAACGAAGTCCGTTAGGCGTGGTCGCCAGCGCTTAGAAGAGGAGAACGAGCGTCTGCGCAAGGCTGCAAACGAAGCATTCAATCTCAGCAACACCCCCCTATTGCTGCCTGCTGCCGGCCAAACCTCTGCCGCTGGTACGGGCGATGTAATTAGCGGCGGTGCCCGTCGTCTCGTTCCAGGGCGCACAGAAACCACACTCGGCGCCCCTGGCGAACGCGGAGCTGCTCAACAAGGCCCCCTACCATCAGTCGCCGTTGGCGTACAGCCAGCAGTTGCTGGCAGGTTGGCAGAGCAGTTTGACAATTTGGGCAAATCTGTCGATAGGGCACGCCGCCCCTTGCGCGATATTTACGTAGATATTGATAAGACTACAAGAGCGAGTAATGGCAGCGTAAATAGTCTGGAAGCGCAGATAGGCGCCTGGACCGAACTACGCAATGCCGTTGGCCGTACCGCGCCAGCATTCGACACAGCATCCAAAAAGCTGGAGCAGCTCACGGCACAACGGGAGCGCATTACTGGGGGTCGCCGCCTAAGCGGGATGCAACTTGCCCAGGGCGTCGGCGCGGCGCTTAGCGGCGGCATTTTTGGCGGCCCCGAGGGCCTGATCGGCGGTCTCGGCGGCTTGGCCCTGGGCGGCGTGGGCGGCGCTTTCGCCGGCGCAGCCGCTGGTGCGCAAGTCGCGGGTCTTAGGCAGGCCGGAGCAGCAGCTGCTACTTACGCTGCCGAAGTTCGTAGATTACAGCTGGCGCTGCAAGGTATTGTAACGTCATTTGATGACTATAAGGCCGCTCTAGCCGCTGTAGCCTCCACATCCAGCACATTTAATGTGCCCATACGCGAAGCTACACAGCAGTTCACTAAGCTTAGCGCTGCGGTTCTAGGCTCCGGTGGCTCTATTAAAGACGCCGAAAACACGTTTAAGGGACTTACCGCATCTGTACTTGCTACTGGTGGCAGCGTCGAAGACATCAACGGTGCGCTTGTTGCGGCGGCTCAGGTATTCAGCAAAGGTAAGGTTACGGCGGAAGAACTACGTGGCCAGATCGGCGAACGTTTGGCAGGCGCTTTTGCGTTATTCGCTGAGTCAACCGGCAGAAGCTCTAAGGGTCTTGATGCCGCTCTTAAGTCTGGCGAAGTCACGATTGCAGATTTTGTTAAATTTACGGAGTTTAGTCTTGCTAAGTACGGGCGCACAGCTCAGATCATTGCAGCATCTCCTGAACAGGCCGGTGCTCGCCTAGATAACGCGCTGAAGGCACTGCAGCAAAGCGTTGGTGATAGTCTTGGACCCGCCGGTGCAGCCTTCCAAGATTTTGCTGCGCGCTCTATTAGGGGACTGGATAAGCTGATAGAAAAACTTATCGAATTAAAGGCTGTACAACCTGGCGCCGGATATTACCAGCAGCAGGTATTGGAAGGCTCGCTAAGTATTCCCCAGCTAGAGGACAGACTGCTGCGTGCTGGACAACGAGAAACAGCGCTTCGCCAAGGAGCTGCATCGGTAGGACTCGGCTTTATTGCTGACCTACTTCCCGATATAAGCGCTGCTACAAAAGAGGCTCGCATTCTAGAAGAGGCTTTAATAAAAGTACGTCTCATTGAGAAGGAGACAAACAAAGAACGTAAACAGCGCCAAACTGAAGAAGACACTGCTGATAGAGAAAAGCTCGGCGCATCTTATCTGCAAGCCATTGAACAGCGCGAGGAGGCGCTCTTACAAGCACGCCTTCAGCGCGAGGAGCAAATTGCCGACATACGCAAGCAGTCGCTGGAGCAGGCCCGCCAGCTGGAGCGCCAGTTCGCCGATGAGCGGCGTGCCCTGGAACGTGAGATAGCTCAAAGCAAGCGGGGTACGGCGGACATTGAGGAGGACATTGCTCGGCAGCAACGCCTCTTGGCCGGCGAAGACCCTCGCCTGATTGAAGCCGAACAGCGCATCGCTGATGTCTACCGCGAAGCCCGCGAACGCGACATCAAAATAAAAGAAGACTACACCGACCGCGAGTTTAACCGCGCACGCACAGTTGCGGACTTCCAGAAAAACACAGCGGACCAGATCAACAAAGCTAACGAGGCATACGCTAAGACGCTTGGTAATATACACCGCACCTACGCACGCGACGTAGGCAAAATTCTGGACGAAGCCAGCGGCAAGACGGCTAGGCGTTTGGCTGCGGCGGGCAGGCTAATTACAGCTATATCTGATCTACAAGCCTTACAAGTACAGCGCGTGCGGCTCGGTGTGTCCCCTGTGCCGTCTGCGGCAGATATGGCTCCCGAGTATAAACAAAAGTTAGATGATATAGAGCGCTTCAATAAGCAGCTTTTGCAGTCACGCCGTCAGCAACAAGTTACTGCAGATAGCTTCTTTACCGCCTATGCGGATCAGCCACAGTTTGAAGACGTTGCAGGTTTGCAGCCCCTGCCCATCACACGGATGCAGCGACAGGCTGCGCGGCCTTTGCGTCGCATGTGGGAGCGCACTGCAGCAGGGGGTACGCGCAACGTAAACAGCACGTTTAACACATCTGTGCTGGAACGTATTCAGCGTATGCAGCAGATCATAGATAACTGGGATCCCGTAGGTTCGCAATGGAAAGAGATTCAAAATAACCTACGCGAAACTAAGCGTAGTCGTGTGGCTGGGTCTGTACCCGCAGCCGTACTAACACAAGTGGCGCAGCGCATGTGGTCCGAGATGCGGGCCAGCGTGCAAAAGGCCGGAGGTCTTGCAACGTCTGGAGGACAGATGTTAGGTAGCCAGCGGGACTTTAGTGAGTACCTTACAGATAAGCAACTGCGTATTCTTCAGCAGGGTTTACGTGCTACATTGGAACCTGCCTACACATCGCAGTTTGGGCCAAACAAAACTCCCGGTGCTCTTGACCGCGCCTTGGGTACACTCCGTCCCGCTATAGTTGACTTTAGAAAAGCTATATTTAGCCTGCTTGAACAGGAAGCAGTGCAGGGGCGTGTGTACGCAGAAAAAGCTCTCCAGAAACTCGGTGTATCAGGAATTAAAGCGCAGTACCGCAAGGATAACGATCCTAACACAATACAACAGCGATTTAACCAGCTATTCAAGCAGCCTGACATCGTACCAGGTGTAGGCAAGGATTTTGAAGGCGCTATGCTGCCAGGCGGCTTTGGAACGTCGAAGCTTGCCCGCAACCTAGGAAACGTCGCCTCCGGCCAACTGCAGGGTGTACTTGCAGGACTAACAAACACACTCATTGCCGGAACCCCTTACCGCGTAGGCGATCCAGTTGGTCCGAACATCCGCCCGATTCCTGTGCAGCCGGCCACGAAGGGCGCTCCAGAATCCAGCGCCGCCGCTAAGGATGCCGCACTATCCCAAGGTGCTAAGCAGCTACAGCTTGATCTACTTAAGATTCGCGTAGATAGCGTAAAACCACTTGAAGATCAAACACGCCGCCTGCAGGAGCAAAACGACCTATTCAAAGCACAACAAACTTACTTACAGCAAGGCATTACGCCGGCACTTGCAGAACAGTTCGCCCAAGTCGATCAGCTGGGAGCGTTGCAGCGGCAAATAGCCGAGACGGAAAAGACAGATGCCGTAAACAGAGCCCGTACTGCGGGGGCTAGTGAGCAGCAGATACAGACGCTTATTCAGCGTCACAGTACGCTAACCGCTCAGATCGACTCCAACGTGCAGCGCGTAAAAGACTTGGCTGTCGCCTATGAAGACGCCCAGAAGGCAGCACGCTTCACACAGGATGAGCGTATCGGCCTCGGCCTACGCGAAGGCGCCGAAGCTTACGTCCAGTCAATCGGCACCATGCGCGAGGCCACGGCCCAGCTCGCCCAGACCGGCATCAAGGGCGTCGAGGACGCCATCTTCAGCCTCGTCACCACCGGCACCGCCAACTTCCGCGAGTTCGCCGCCTCGATCCTTAGGGATACGGCTCGCATGATCATTCAGCAGCTAATTTTGCGTAGTGTTATGCAGATCTTTAACGTTTTACCCGGTGGCGGTGGCTTCGGTAAGGGGTACTTCGATCCGATGACGGGTCTGGGGACTGCTGGTCCGAATTTCGGCTTCGCCAAGGGCGGTGTATTCGGCGCCAACAGCATTCAGCCCTTTGCCATGGGTGGCACGTTCCCACGCAACGTCACCGCTTACGCCATGGGCGGCATCGTCGATAAGCCGACGCTGTTCCCCTTCGCCAACGGCGGCGCCGGCCGCCTCGGGATTATGGGCGAGGCTGGCCCGGAAGCCATCATGCCACTCCGCCGCCTCCCCAGCGGAAGGTTGGGCGTCGAGGCAGGCGGCGCTGGAACGGGCGTCGTCGTCAACGTGAACGTGGACGCCAAAGGCACCGCCGTCGAAAGCGATCAAAGCAATGGCCAAGCGCTAGGCGCGGTCGTAGGCGCAGCCGTGCGTGCGGAGATCGTCCAGCAACAACGCCCAGGCGGACTGCTTGACTCCAGTCGCCGGCGATGACGACATTTACATACACACCCGATTTTCCTGCAGAAGAGCGGTCGCAGCCGCGCATCCGTGGGTACGAGGCAAATGGATTCACACTCCGCGTCGAAGATGGAATAAACCTTCTCACAGATAAGTGGCCACTTACATTCTCCGCTCGCAACTCCACCGATCGCACTAATCTGCTGAGCTTCTTCGCCACGCAGAATGGCACAACCCCCTTCACCTGGGTAACGCCCTTCAACGAAACAGCTCAATTTATCTGCACAACTTGGGACTTAACCCTCGACTCGTGCCACCTTACAACAATCTCCGCTGAGTTTCAACTGGTCTACGTACCAGGGCAAACCAACATACCCGTAAGTAATGTACCTTCAACCGCCTTTACATGGATCCCTGACTTCACTACATCAAGAAACTTAGATAGCAAAGCGCGTAGGTCCGAATACGGGGATGGTTACGGACAGTCCGTAACTTTTGGCATAAACGCAGAAACAGAGAACTGGTCACTCGTACTCAATAATCTCACCAATACGGAACGCGATGCCATCCGCGCTTTCTTGCGTGGAGCGGCCCGCACACCTTCATTTGAGTGGCAGAGCCCCTTAGGCGACACCGGCGACTATATCTGCGATGCCTGGACAACAACCTTTAATAGGTTTAACAATAGTTCGATTCGTGCTGACTTTACACGAGTCTACGCCT